TTTCAAAAAAAAAAAAAAAAAATACTTCGTTATAAAATGAAATATCAAAATTTAAAAACATATATATTAGATAATCCTTTTTATGATGATAAAATGAAACAAAAAACATTATTATATTTTTGTGATTATCAGCGTATATATTTTATATTGTTGAAATTAAAAAATAAAATATTAAAAAGAAGATTACTTAGAGAAAATAATTCTATTAATACAACCGATTTATTATTGACTTCAATAGATGATATTCCAGACAATAATAAAATTAAAATTATTCAAAATAATAAATTATTTACATTCTCCATAAATGATATTTATCATATTGTTAAAGAAGGATTATTTAAAAATGAATATATGATAATTAATCCATCTCATCCAATAAATCCATATATAAATAAAACATTTTGTTTATCACATATGTATATTTTCAGAAATAAATTAAAACAATATAAAAAAACATCATATTATATTCATACTTATTTGGATAGTAATTTTAATTTAATGAAATTTCAACAAATACATTTACATCAATTACAAATGAATGCTATTCGTTGTTATTTAAAAACACTATCAATAGAAGCAAAAATAAGTCTATCATTAAATATTATTACAGAATATTTTGAACTATTTCCAAGTAAAATACTTATATTAGATAATGAATTAAAACACACAATTTATGAATCAATAAAACATATTATTGAATACGATATTTATATTATTGAATATAATATTACTAAACGATTATATAACAAATATAAAAGAATTATTATAAATAATATTCAACCTGTTTTAAATAAATATAAAATATATTTTAAAAAAAATAAATCATCACCTTCACCCTCATCACCATCATCACCATCATCACCTTCACCCTCATCATCAGTTCCCTCGTCACCATCATCATTAACATTATAATTATTGAATTTTAGATAACTATTATTTTTTATCATTTTTTTTATCAATTTTTTCTATTAAACTATTTATTTTTATTTTTGGTTTTATTGATGAATTATTAGACATATTTGTACTTTGTTTATTTCGTCGTGTATATTTATTAACAAATTTATTTAGTATTTTATTATCCTTAGTTTTTTGTTGATTTTTTATTTTATTTTTATTTACAGATTTATTATTGGTTTCTTTGAGAGATTGTTCGTTCTTAATTTCTTTTTTTGGTGTTTTTATTTGTATATTTTCGGTTTCTATATTATTTGAATTTGTAATTATTCTTTGTTTATTTTTTTGAAATTCATTCGGTTTATTTATTTTTTTTATAGTTTTATTAATAATTTGGTTAGCCTTTCTTTTTGTTTTTTTTATTATATTTGATGGTTGTTTTTGTTGAAATGGATTTGTTCTATTTTCATTTTGTATAATATCTGGATATTTCTTTGTTATTATTTTTTCAGGATATATATACGTTTTAGTTGAAATATCTTTCTTACCTTTTCCTGGTTTAAATGTATATTTTATAAGTTTTATATTATCATAATATGATTTTATAATATTTTGTTTATTATTTTGTATATATGTATTTACATTTAATAAATTATTATTATTATTATTATTATTATTATAAATATATATATGTTTCTTTATATATTCATGAAATATTTCTCTATTTAATTCGTGGAGAGATAATTTACATGTAATAGTATTATTCTTAATTGATTTTATAATATCATCTTTAATATTTACATTTGTAAGATTTGATGTTTTAAAAACTAATTTATAATTAATAAACTTTTTTATACTATTTCCTGTATTATTAGGATATGCTGTTTCGGTAATTACACAAAAATTAACATTATCTTCCTTTTTACTACCTTTATCAAAATAATTTATAAACTTATCTGACATATTAATCCATATACTAGGATTATTTGTATTAAATGTATCGTATGTATTATATTGAATATTTAATATATTTTTATAATCTGGTGTTGGTTTTCTCATATTAATTAACAGAATAGGTATCTTAAAAAAATCAGACAATATATGAATATCTAAATTTGATAAAAAGTAAGAATTATCTTTATTTTCCTGTATTAAAGAAAATAACTTTTCTTTTAATAATTCTAAATCTTTTATATTCTTTTTAAAAAATATATCCTTTCCTTGTTTTTTTAAACAGTAAATAACAAAATTATATCTATCATATTCTATCGTTTTATTTTCGTTATTACATATTTGTTTATACATATGTACTAAAATATCTTGTATATGAATTTTAAATATATCTATTGAATTTGTTATATTAAAATCTGTATCCTTTGTTCTGAATTTTATTCCTGAGTTACTTATTATATCTTTAAGATTTTGTTTTTCTTCTTCCGATTTAATAAAATGATTCAATATATCTCTAATTATCACATAATTATTACAATTCAATAATGATTTTAATAATGTTTCATTTTGATCTTCATTATTATTTATATATACATTTTTATAATATCTCTTCTCTGAGTAATAATTATTATTAAATATTTTGTTCTTCTTTTTTTCATATTTATTAAAAAAAGATTTATATTCACCTACTAATGATGTATATAATGTTTTTAAACAATCTCTCTCGTCTATCATTTTATCTTTAATATTACTATTTTCATATTGATCATCTTGTTCATCAACATCATCATCATCATCATCATTAACACCATCATCATCATCATCATTCTCTTGTTCATCATCATCATCATCATCATTCTCTTGTTTATTACTAACATCATCATCATCATTCTCTTGTTCATCATCATCATCATCATCATCATTCTCTTGTTTATTACTATCATTCTCTTGTTTATTACTATCATTCTCTTGTTTATTACTATCATTCTCTTGTTTATTACTATCATTCTCTTGTTTATTACTATCATTCTCTTGTTTATTACTATCATCATCATCATTATCTTGTTCACCAATATCGTTACTATTATTTGTTTGGTTAGTAATTTTATTATTTATTGTATCAGCTATATTTTCTTGATTGTTAGTGACTTTTTCGTCATCATCGGATGAATAATCATATTTTCCTTCTTCTTCTTTTGTTAAATTTAAATAACCATATTTCATTTCATTATTATTTGTAATTTCATTATTATTTGTAATTTCATTATTATTTGTAATTTCATTATTATTTGTAATTTCATTATTAATTTCTTGAATAGATTCCAAATTTTTATTTACTTCAGATATATCTGAGGTATTTTCTGAAATAGTTTCTGACGTATTTTCTGAAATAGTTTCTGACGTATTTTCTATATTCTTGAAATTCCTTGTTGTTAATGGAATACCCTTAGGTTTATCAATAGAATGAGTCGTTTGTAAATCTACATCATCGTAATAATTTTCATGATCCATATGTGGTTTATATTGCTCGGAATAATCTCTCAATAATGTTTTTTTGTTAATTACTGGTATATATACATCTGATGAAAATCTATTTGTATATTTACTATCAATATATTCATGATTTGAATTCAAATATTCTATAAAATCTTTCCAATTATTATTAAATATTATTATTTCGTTTTTATTCTTATTTACCTTTAATTTATTTTTTTCATTAAATATATGATGATTTGTATCAAAATAAAAATGTTTATATATACCATTTCTTAATATATCATCTGCTACTCTTTTGTAATATATAATTTCATTATCAATATTTGTTGATAATAAACTGTTTTTAGGTAATAACAATTTACATATAAATCCATCTGAATTTTCTTCACTTTGTTCTGTTTCAGTTAAACAATATGAATTATTTGATTTACATGTATCTATATCATTATCATAACAAACATTCAAATCATTTATTTTTATTAATTTATTTGAATCCATATTTACAAAAGAAACATAATCATTCATCAATACTTTCATATAATCCATTAAAATATCTAATTTCGTATTATAATCAAATTCATTATTATTTATAACTATTTCGATTTCACTTTTTTTTATCAAATTTTCTTTTTTATGTAATAAATATTTAAATGTATTTCTAAAAGAAAAAAAGAATTGATTTTCTAATTTTATTTTTTTAACTTCATCTACTACATTTTTATTTTCTATACCATATTTATTCAGATAATGATCGTATTTATATACATCAAACATATTTCTTGAAGGTAACTCTTCATCATAATTAGGTTCAATATTTTCGTCATCTATTGGTATAAAATTATTTGATTTTGTTATAAAACCAATTATAGCACCATCTTCTTCCGCTTTAAATACTGGTTTTATTGGAATTTTATTATTACTAACTTTATACACATATTCTAAAAATTGTTTTGTATCTTCATAATTTTGTTGAAATATAGTATCATTTTCATCAGTATCATTAATATATAATTCTAAATCAAATACAATTGATGATGGTTTTACAGGAATCATAAATATTTTATTATTACTATTAAATGTTACAACTAATCCAATAACACGACCATCATTATTAACAAACTGATATAAAATTTCTATTATATTTTCTTTTTTTACAGAATTTTGTTTAAATTTATCATTTATTTCCTTGATTATTTTTCTAGTTTCTTCCAGTCCTATCGACATCACATAATGTTTATTATATTCAATATTATTTATTTCATTATGTTTACATTGTTTATATGCATTTGAATATAATTTTATATTATCAAATATATGTTTAAATGAATCATATTTTTGTATATCGTTTTCATCAAATGTAACATATTCAATTCCATGTGAATAACCAAATAAAGGTTCAAATAACATATTATTTTTCAATATAAATATTGTTTGTTTTGAAGGTTCGTATAAATTAACAGAGGATTGAATTAATGGACATACTAATGATATTTTTTCCTGAGTTGAATCAGATAATAATTCTATCATACATATATTAATACCTGAACGAAATAATTTTGGATTACGATCAGAAATAATATCCCATAAAATATAATAATCTTTAATCTCATTTACATCTCTCAAATATTCTTTAAATAATTCAAATGAAATAATTATTTTTTTGAATAATATATAACGTGATGACTCTTTATTTGTTTCATTTATCATACTTTTAAATATTTCTGTTTTTATGATATTATCATTATTTTCAGTATTATTTATAATTGTATCTATATCTATTGTATTATTTTCATCATAAAACATATCAATTATACTTCCATTTAAATATTTTACATATCTATCTAAATCAATCGCATCTATTATAATATCTATCATTTGTTCATTTGACAATTCCTCATCTTTTTTTAATACAAATAATTTTTGATTATTAGAATATATATTATCATATATAACCCTAAACTTATTATATAATAATGTAATTAAAGACAAAAATGATGTTTTTTCTGTATTTTGTTTCATTCCATATCGTAATAAACAAAATTCTGGATAATTTGTATTTAATGTTTTCAATTTAGATAAATTATTTACTCTTGTGTTTCTTTTAAAATCGGATATTTTAGTAATTGTATTACATTTGTCATCTAAATTAAAAAATTTTCTTATAATATTTGGTAATTTACCTTTATGATCACCTTCAAGTAATCCTACTCTAAAACTTTCAGTATAATCTTTAATATATACATTTGATTTTCTATCTGTTATCATTGATGATTTAGGTCTATTATCAATAACATTTGTATTTTGTTTTGATATATTTGTATTTTGTTTTGATATATTTGTATTTTGTTTTGATATATTTGTATTTTGTTTTGATATATTTGTTTGTGGTCTAAATGTTGAATCTATTGAATTTGTATTGGTTATTGTCGGAATAGTAGTATTGGTTGATTGATTTACATCCTGTAATTTATTTTTCTCATCCTTATTTTCCCATAGAATAGTCATAAATTTTTTTTCATTATCATTATTTATTAATTCATTTTCATCTTTTAAATAGTCATAATTGGATAATAATTCTATTATATTTAAATAACCAATTCTTTTTATTGTATTATATGTTTGTAATTTAATCTTATTGTCATCTTTTAATATATCATTTGTTAACACTTTATCTGCTTTCATTTCGTTACAACATGGAAATAAATTTGATTTTATTAATTTCGGATACAATGTTTTTATATTAGTATCTTTTGTCATATCCACATATATTTGTTTGCTTTGTGTATCTATATTATTAGATATTTTTTGTTTTAGTGTAGATATTTCTGTATTAGAATTTAATTTAATTTTGTTTTTAAAATTCATTATATCATTATTTGTTAAATCATTAAAAGATATTGGAATATTCTTTTTAAAATCCCAGTATTTTGGACATATAAAATATCGTGTATTATCATTATCTATTCCTTCAAATTTTAAAATATATTTTAAATCAAATTTTTTATTTTCTCTTAGTAATATTACTAATTTCTTATATAAAACCTGTATTTCATCAAAATTCATCATTATTGGTTTTTTTTCAAAAGATGATGTAGAACGACACGACCTTAAATAATTCATTTTTGAGTCTTTTTTTTTCAAATTATACATTAAATCAAAATATGATTGTATTAAATTAACTGGATTACCTTTTTTACCTGTTTTTGTTTTTTCATAATTTATATCTTTTGTATAATAATATTTTAATAAATTATCTATTGTTTCTTCATTATTATTATTATTATTATTATTTATAGTTTGTATTTCTTGTGATTCTTTATCATTATTACCATTTTGTGATTCTTCAACATTATTTAAAGTTTGTGATTCTTCATCATTATTTAAAGTTTGTAATTCTTGTGATTCTTCATTATCTTGTGATTTTTCATCATTAATACCATTTTGTGATTCTTGTGATTCAACAACTTTATCATTATTACCATTTTGTGATTCTTCATCATTATTTAAAGTTTGTGATTCTTCATCATTATTTAAAGTTTGTGATTCTTGTGATTCAACAACTTCATCATTATTTAAAGTTTGTGATTCTTCATCATTATTTAAAGTTTGTGATTCTTCATCATTATTTAAAGTTTGTGATTCTTCATCATTATTTAAAGTTTGTGATTCTTCATCATTATTTAAAGTTTGTGATTCTTGTGATTCAACAACTTCATCATTATTACCATTTTGTGATTCTTCATTATCTTGTGATTCTTCATCATTATTACCAGTTTGTGATTCTTGTGATTCTTCATTATCTTGTGATTCTTCATCATTATTACCAGTTTGTGATTCTTGTGATTCTTCATTATCTTGTGATTTTTCATCATTATTTAAAGTTTGTGATTTTTCATCATTATTACCAGTTTGTGATTCTTGTGATTCATCATTATTTAAAGTTTGTAATTCTTGAGTTTGTGTCTCTTCATCATCATCACTACTACTATCATCACTACTATCATCACTACTACTATCATCACTACTATCATTATTTAATCGGATTGCTCCACCTTTTTTGGTATGTTTTTTTGTTTTTACAAATGAAAACCATGTATTTATATATGTATCAAAATTATATAAATCATTTATAGAAAATATATTTGATATTTTAAATATACGTTTATTTGTAGATTCATAATATTTATGAAGTTTCATATGAATACCATTTATAACATTATATTTTTCATATAAAATATTAGGATCATATGAATTATTATTAATATAAATATTATATATATCTTCAATAATTGTTTTATCTATGTTATGTATAAGATACTTACCCGTTTCGTATTCAATTTCATTTATATTATTATAATTTTTATATAATTCATCTAATATATGGTTTTTTATAGCTATATTATCTAATTGTCCATATTGTCCATATTGTAATAGTGATATTTCTTTATTATATATTATATTTATAATTCTGTATACAATATCTAAATAATTGAAATTATGAACATGATTATAATATATATCTATATCTCTTGTAGATAAACTATTTACTTGTATATATGTATTGAATAATTTATCATAATCAACACTTAAATATTTATTATATTTAGTTGTGTATGAATATACATTTATATCTTTTATTTTACATGTATTATCTTTCAAACTAATAAATAATGGTTCATTATTTTCTATTTTTATATATTGCTTTAAATTATTTAATATTATAGATATGTTTTTTTTAATAGTTGCTGTATGTGTTTCAACTAAATCTTCTAAAATAAAATATTTTGTTATTGTATCCAGTTGAATATTAAGATTATTATATTCTATGTATATGTTGTCTACAAATAAATATATTTTATATTCATAATTATCAATAATACTATAAAGTAATACAAATTCATTATTTTTATATTTAGGATTTATATTCAATAATTCTTTTATTTTAAGTTGATCTAAATATGGTTTTTGTATCTTATTATCTATACTATATAATCTTATTACATTATTTGAAGTATTATTTATATGAAAATATACAAATGGTGTTTGTTGAGAGATTGTTATTTTACTGAATAAATTACTCAACGATATAGATATTTTTTTATCATGTAATGTGAAATGAATATATTTTAATATATATTTTTCTAACACCCTTTTATTTTTGTCAGTATTTTTTATATATTTTTTTTTTTTTTGTTGTATATATTTTATATTTTCAATATATTTATTATTTACTATATATGGTGTATTCATTATATTTTTATGGAAGGGGAAATATATATATGATAATTTATTTATAATAGATTTGTTATTTACATTTGTATTATTTGAATCAATAGTTTCAAAATATCTCTCTACATCCTTTTTATGTGTAACAAAATAAACATTTTCAAAAGGTAATGTATTCAATATATGATGTGAACTTAATATGGATACATGATTTATATCGTTATGAATATATTTATCTATTTTATTGGATGAAATATTAAAAAGAAATGGATTTACGGTGAATTCATTTAGTCCGAAGTTTATATCAAAAGGTTCATACGTAAAAAATTCAGAACCATCTAAATTTAAATCTATTAAATCCTTTATAGATATATTGTTATTTTCAGTTAATTTATTTATGAAATTTTTTATATTTTCTATAATAGTAGTATCTATAAACTTAATATTCATAATGAAGGATAAAATAGAAGATTTATCTAAATATCCATTTTCACGTTTTAATTTATTATATACATCTTCTATATTTATTTTTTTAGTAACCATTTTAAATAAATAATAATTATTTATATTTCCATCATAATCATCTGAATTTTTATTATTTATATAAATATCATTTATAATTTTATATTTAATATTAAATAATGTATCATCATATTCTATATTATTATCTAACATAATAACATTTGTTTTACCAATATCCTCGTCGAATATTTTGGATTTCATAAATAAATATGTTTTAGAATTCTCAAAGTTTTTTTTAATAGTAATTTCGTTAACTTCATCATTATTTATTGAATTATCCTGATAATGATATATTGATTTTATGAAATGTTTTTTATTACTGTTATTAAATGATAAATGAATACAATTATATTCTTTACTCATTTAAATTATATATATCTATACATAATTTTATCTATTATAAATTACAAAATGCTTAAATGTAAATTATAATAGATAATATAATATCAATATCTAAATATTATTACTATGAAAAAATATTTAATTGTTGCTACGTGTTTTAAAAATGGTATTGGTAAAAATAATTCATTATCATGGAATATTCCAGAAGAACTTAAGTATTTTAAAAAAAAGACTACCGATACAACTTTTGGATCACGTATAGGTGTTTATATGGGTATGAATACATTTAAAAGTTTAAAATCACCTCTTAAATACAGAGATAATATAGTAATAAATAGAAATATAAAATCACATATTACTATTAATAATATACATTATTTTCCTTCTATACAATCATGTGTAAATTATTCTGCTAAAAAATATGATGTGTTATGGTGTATAGGTGGTGAAAATACTTATAGAAAATCGTTAAATACAATATTATTTGATAAGATATATAGAACACGTATTTATGATGAATATGAGTGTGATGTGTTTTTTCCAGAAGATATATTAAAAAAAAAATATATATTACAGACATCATTATATACAAATAATAATGATGTTCGTATAGATTATGAAGAATATATTCCTAAATATCATAATAAGGATTGTCGGTGATGTCCATACCACAAAATCTTTTTGTATCGTTTTTATAATTTTCAGGTTTATAAATATTTATTTCAACAGCATTTTCAATTAAAAATTTAAAATTTGTCCAAAATTCCTCTGTGTGTCCTATTGATTTTGTGAATATATGTGACATTTCATGCATGGCTACAAACATGAGTGTATTTTCATCAATTAGATTATCATTATCTTTTTCAGTGGTAACACAAAATGCTATTTTTTCACCTTTATTTTGGCTATATGCTGTAAATTTTGATGTGGGTAATGTTTCAGTAATTTTTTTGGGATTAAATCGTGTAGTTAATCTTTTAATATTGTCACGATTAGGATATTTTTCTTTTAGATGTTCTACTAAAATGACCATTTTATTTGATGTTTTTGCTAATATATCGGCTACTAAATGTGCTTTACTTCTATCACGAACACAATATTTATTTCCATCTACATTTGATAAAATACATTTTAATTGAAAAAAATCTGAATCTAAATACATTTTCAGAATAATTCCTAAAATAAATATAATAAAAATTACTATAAATCCTTGTTCTCTATTTATTGTATATTTCATCTATGTAGTTATAAATTATATATATGAAATTATTTATTAAAAATTTTATACTATGATACATAAATAATAATACTCATAAATAATAATACTATTATTTAATGTTGACTACCAATTTCTAATGGTTTTCTCATAGTATTAGGTTGAATAGTTGTATTATTCCAAGGACAAACAGACATTTGTGGATTTGGAGGCTCTGAACGTAATTGTAAATTACTATTTCTTTTTGGTTCACCTAAATTTATAAAATTTTGAGGACTTGGAACTAAATGATTTTGTCCACCAACATTTACATTAGGATTTAATTTACTAAACTCATTATTTCCATCTTTTGGTAATAATTCTCTTGCGTCTAATTTAACATGTGATGGTATATTTGTAGAAACAGCTTCATTTACTGATGCATATTTAGTAGAATCAGACGACGATTCAACTTGTTGTACAGATGGGTTAGATGATTGTTCTGGTTGTGAATTAAAATTTGCAATTTTTTCATTTACCTTTTTCTTTTCACATGAATAGTAATACATATATCCTAATCCAAATACTGCTATAACTATAACCAATAATACATTATTATTCAATTGTTTTGATTTTTTTACTTTTTTCAATGAAAATTTCATTATACTCCTATATTAAACACAATACAAAATAATTTTAATAATTATATATCAATTATGAATATATTTACATTATTTATAAAATCTATATTTTATTTATGATATTTATATTTCCTTATAATTTAATCATCGCTATCATCACTATCATCGCTATCATCACTACTAATATATTTTTTTTTATTTTTTGATCCTTTTAATAATTTATTCTTTTTTTCATAATATTTTCTTTTTAATTCTTCTAACTTATTTTGTTTTCTTATTTTTTCTTTATATTTATGTTTTCTAATATTTTTTGATAATTCATTAGGACTTTTCAATTTGAAATCTAAATTGTCTATATTTTTATTATTGATTAGTTCATCTAAATCCATTTCAATTTGTTTTAATTCATTATTATTTTCTAATGTATTATTTACTGATGTATTATTTCCTAATTCATTATTATTTCCTAATTCATTATTATTTCCTAATTCATTATTATTTACTAATTCATTATTATTTACTGATGTATTATCTTCTATATTATCTATAAGTAATTTATCATCTGTATTTTCTAATTTTAAAATTGTATTTGTTATTGTATTATCGTGTAAATTATCAGATGTATTACTATTTATATCTCTATTTATATCTCTATTTATATCATTGTTATTTTCTATAGTCATATCATCTGTAATATTTTCAGATGCAACTTTTTCATCATATTCTACTATATTATTATATGAATCTATATTATTTTCATCACTATTATCATCTGAATTAAATAGACAATCTTCAAATATATCATTATTTTCAATGATTTTAATTTGTTTTATTTCAACATCAAGTGAAAATGAACTATTTGTATAATATATACCTTTTATATGAATAATGGATGCTATACGTATATTCGGTTTTATAATAGATTCTGATGAACGTATTTTATGTTCATCAAAAATAATACAATGATTTTTTGTATATTCTGATGTATTTAAATAACATCGTAATGTAATATATTTGTTTTTAAATGGTTTTATAGAACTTATAAATAAATATTCAATATCATCAACGGATATATTTGGAAACCATACACATGATTTCAAAATTAATAATTCTTGTATATAATCTTCTATATTTTTAAAAAAATGTATATATTCTGTTTCTGTTTCACTAAATAATAAATCTATAAATTTTGTATCATTATTTTCTCTAATACCTGAACGTGATATAGATTCATTCATACGAAGATATAGTGGTTTTTTATTATAACATATTTTTGAATAATATATTCCTTTTTCTATTCTATTTGGATTATCTAATACAATTTTATTTTTATCATATGATTTATTATATTGTAATATATTATCTATTGTCATAAATAATAATATAATTTAGTAATTATATATAATTTATTTTAATTTATTACACGAATATTACAAGAATAATATAAAAATATATTGATTTATTATGATTCATAATATAAGTTAATATATATTTTTTTAATTATGAATTGAATAATAATAATAATATACTTTATGAATTTAAAAGATGAATTTATAGAATATATTTTATCTATTTGTAAACGTGATGAAATAAAAAAAGAATTCGTTGAATTAACAAAGCCTATTATTAATTCTTTACTTAAAGAGATATATCCATATTTATTTATTGTTCTAATATTCCTATTTTCAATGATAATTATGAATATATTTACTATATTCGTATTATTTCATAAACACTATAAAAAGACATAGAATTTGTTAAATATTTTATTTAACATTAATTACAATTATGATTATTTATCAGTTAATATTTTTATATATATGTATATTATATTATATAATGACAAGTTCAAAATCACAATCAGGTGGTTTAAGTGTTCTGGAAATGTTGTTACCTTTCGCATTCGTTGCATCCGCAAAAACCCTTAAAAAAAGCATGAAAAAAACAAAAACAAATAAAAGAACTACTCTAAAACGTTCATCTAATAGATCTAAACGTAATAAATCTAACTCTAACAAAAAATCCAAATCTAAATCTAAATCTAAATCTACATCCAAATCCCGCAAATCAAAAAAATAAATTTAACTATAATCATTAATCTTACATTTAAACATTTATTTTCTTATACTTTATTTAATCTATAAGAAAATATTACTATTATTTATTATTTATTATAAAATATTTTTTAAACATACTTAAATACATATTTATCATATATAATACATTCGATGAAGTGTTTTTTTTCTAGCATTGCTATTCTAGTTAGTAGTATGTATGTTTCTGCTGTTGATATTCAACCTTTACAAGTATTACCACCAAATTGTAGATATGTTCCACCAGTATGGTATCAATTTACACCTGGTGTAGAATGTGTATCATATAATTATGCAACAGGTAGAAATGAATTTACTGTTAGTTATCCTCCTTTACAATTGAATAATCCTTATTATCTTCCTGAATTTGTAAGGAGGGATTTAGATTATAGAAATAATTTTGTGGAGTGGGATATGAATAATAGACATGCATGGGATACACAGCATTTTGATTGGTATAAACAAAATATGAATTCGTGGTATAATGGTAATATTCCTGGTCCTGTTCAACAAGGTATTGATGATCGTGAAAAATGGTTGACTGGTATGCAAAAATATCAAACAGAATGGTTTAATACAAATCGTGTTCCACCTCTATCAAATAATAGTGATTGATTAGATATTATATAAAGAAATTATTATATTATATAATAGTTAAATACGAACGTTATAATATATAATATGAATAATTTTACGGATAAAGTTAAAGAATGGGTAGAATATGATAATGAAATACGTGAATATAATGAGCAGATAAAGCAATTAAAAAATGAGAAAAATAAATTGGGAGATTATATATTAGAATATGCTAATGAAAATGATATGAATAAATCAACTATACATATTAGTGATGGAAAATTAAAATTTGCAGAAACAAAACAAGTTCAACCACTTACATTCCAATATATAAACGATTGTCTACATGAATGTATTCAGGATGAAGAACAAATTAAACACATTATCGAATATATAAAAAAAAATAGAAAATATACATATACAAGTAATATTAAACGTGTATATATATCGAAATAAAAATATGTTAATAAAAAGTATAATAATAAAATATGTTAATAAAAAATATAAGTATAATATAACTATTTATATTTTTTATGAAATACTTAGATCAAAATGATTATTCAGTTGGATATGTAAAAGATTGTATTGCGTTTGTGTGTTTTATAATTTCTATTCTTTTAATTTCTAAAATAAAGAGAATACCAAATATAAAACAATTCGTGAAAACTGCTATTTATATAGTATTATGTGGAACAATAGTAGATGGAATATTTACATTTAATCCATCTTATCATAATACTATATTTGGATATAATACACCATCATATATAGTAATAAGTGCAATACTATATTTTATAACCGTAAGTATACTACATATAAAACAATATAAAGCTATGATACGATAATATATATATAGTTTATACCAAAAATATATTATAATATAGATTATGAGTTATTTTGATAATTGTTTAGATCATAGATGGAGAGATAATTATAAAAAACATTATTCTGATATATTATTACATAAAATAAATATTTGGATGAAATATACAGATGAGGGTAGAGAAGTTATGAATATGGTATTAAATATAGAGAAACAATTAAAAAATAATAATTTATATCAATTAAATAATTATTGGAGAAACGATGTGTTGTTTTTATTTTATCAATATATGAATTCTGATAAAGATTATGAAGATTTAATTGAATATAATAATGATGATAATGATAATGATAATATATATGAAGACAATACATGTGAATACAAATATTATGATATGTTTGAAAAAGATAATATGGATTGATAGTATAATATCAAAAAATAAATGATGAAAATTAATATTTTTATTATTTATTTTTTTATGTATTAATTATAGATCAGGTGCATTTTCATTAATATGTTCTATTTTTAATTTATAACGTTCAATAGAAACATCTGCTTGTATTCTATCATTTTGTGGTTTTATTAATATACTTTGTATATCTGTATATATTTCATTATATCGTATTTCGGCATTATAATGCTGTTCATATTGTCCTGAAAAATTCATAAATGCGTTTATACCTGATAATGTTCCGGATATTAAATATCCCAAAGAATTCACTATAATAGCTATATCTGTATGTTCTTCATATATTTGATTTATAGAACCCATTATTAAAGGAATTATTACAGATGGTATTCCAAATACTCTATATAATATCTTTTTCCTTTTTGCCGCTATATTATGTTTCTTTGCATTTTCCTTTGATAATGTAGCCCAATGACGAAACAAAGATTCAATTTTTGAATTCCATTCCATTTCACCTCTAATAGAACTTCTTATCTGTATACTATTATTTCCTACTTCAGAATTATTATTTGATTCTATTGAATTATTTGTTTGAACCGAATCATACATATTTATCATTATTTATATTTATATATTTCTATCTATTATTTCCTTTTTATTTACATAAATCAAACATAATATTTATCTTAAATATTTACTTATAAAATAATTTAAAGAGATAAATATATGTTTAGTATAATGATATTGATATATATAATGTAATATAATATATGTATTTTATGTCATTAAAGCTCGATTAGCTCAGTTGGTAGAGCGTCGGTCTTATGAGCCGAAGGTCACGGGTTCAAGCCCCGTATCGAGCATTATTTTGATGTTGTGTCCGAGTGGTTAAGGAGACGGATTTGAAATCCGTTAGGTTTTACCTGCGTGGGTTCGAATCCCATCAACATCGTAATATTTAAATTATATGAGAAAATATCATATAATTTAAATATAAATAGTTTTTAATTTATTATAGAATATATAAAAAAATATATATTATAAATATAAATGAATCCTAAGTGTAAAGATTGTGGAAGTAAAAAAACGAATATGGATAAATGGAAGTATACTTTAATTACTACTTTTCTCTTTTTGATTATTGTTAATCCTGCTACATACAAATTGGTTAATGGTTTATTAGGTAAGGTCGTTGGAAAAATTTCATCTAAGGATGGATGTCCTACTATTTTAGGTATAATGGTTCATGCTGTTGTATTTACTTTATTATTACGAGGTATGATGGATCTTAATCTATAAATCATAATTATATCATAATTATATTATATCATATTTATTTTATATTATAATTATTATATATTTAAACATTCATATGTTATATTTATATAGGAATAAATGGATGAATTAATCCGAACTATTGAAAATGATAATAATATTTCGGTTTTAAATGAAACTTTTCAAAGTATTAAAAAATCAAAAGAAGATATTCTAAGATCAATTGAATTACGTGGTAAATTATTACAAGAATATTTAAAAAAATTAAAACATTATCGGTATATAGAAAATATTGATCAAGTTCGTCTAGGTGTTTTTATTCGTTGGATTGATTTATATGATGATCAATTATTATTAAAAAATGGAGGAACTATATGTAATATAGAATATAATAATGATAGTGATGACGATGACGTAAATATACGCATTATGTGTAACCTTCGTAATTATAAAAAAAAATATTTTACTATTCCTTTCCAAAAATGTTTAATATTTCAAAAAATTACCGACCAAGAAGACCTTCTTTTACATATTTTACAACACATTTAATAAATACATTTGTATAATAATAATAAACTAAATAAATAAATATTAAATATTAAATTATATTTATATATATAATTAATATTCGATGTCTAATATTACTAAGAAACATAACAGAGAATCATGGATTGTTATCGATTTTGATTTAACAATTGGTTGTTTTTATACAATTAGACAAATTTATAACATTTATAAAGATATGAATTCTTATACTATACAAAATCCATCATTACGTTCTGAACAAACATATAAGGATTTTAAAATGACTCTTCAAACTCTCCCTGAAACTTTCCGACCTATGATTTTTGATTTCTTCGCATTCACTAAATTACTAAAAAAGTTCAATTATATTGATAAAGTTGTTTTATATTCTAATAACATATACGGTAAAGAATGGATTGATTGTTGTATACGTTTTATTAACGAACAATTAAATGAATCACATACCGAATTATCTTCCATTACCTTATTTGACGAAATTATTTATTCCCTTCAAGTTGAACCCAATTGTGAAGCTGATACACGTAGAACATATCGTGAAAAATCACTCAAAGACCTTCTTCAAATTGTTCCAAATTCAAAATCAAATTCTCCATTTATATTCTTTGTAGATGATATTATTATTCCCTCTTTTCAAAATAATGAAAATATTAAATATATTAATGTATCACCATATAATATATGTTTTAATATTAATACCATTTGTAATCGTTTCTCTTCTATTAATTCAAATACTACTGATCCATATTTAAAGGATATAATGAAAGAATTACTTACCGAAAATCTATCTTCTTCATTACAATATAAAACTACTATAACTACTGATGATATCATCCATTCTAAAAATTTAATTAATGATCTAATTAATTGGATTGAACTAACCTCTTCTATATCTGTTCAAACTATCAAAAATGAAGTTAATTTACCTATCTTTAAATAAATATCATAAAATTAAAATAAATATCATAAAATATAATATTTATTTGTAATTTATTTATTTGTATTTTTATTTATCATTTTATTATATTTATATTATTACCGAATCCTCATGATGAACTTCCCCATATCCATGATTCCCTCCTCTTAAATTTATATACTGTATCTGGTCTTTATGTAAACATGGACACCCCTTCGTTCTTAATTCATCTCTCGAACTATATATATATTGATCATCTATCTGTGAATATTGTTTACAACATCCTGTACTATATTCTGTTTTATTATAAAAATTAAGCGACTCATTCGGTGATACATTCTCCGTTAAATAACTCTCCGGATCTCTATCTATTATCTTCAATTTCATCTGTTTCTGATAATCTATATTTTCCACCGAATCCTTTATATCTTCACCCATCTTACTATCTATCACAGAACCCCCTCTATATTCACTCTTTAATCCACTATTCACTTTATTCGCCGTAAATAATTCTACATTTTTTTCATCCGTCAATACATCTACATATATTCCACATACAAACAATATCACTATCGTAATAAATATCAAATATACCATCTTATATTATATTTATCTATATATTTTTTATTATCCTTGTTACTTCTTAACTTCATTTTATAATCAAAGTTTATAATTCATATTCATGGAGAGATTATACTTATTCTATTTATCATTCTATTTACTTTACACACACCTTTATATAATATTAATATTTATAATATAACCAACTTAAAGAAATATATCAATATTTTTGTAATTTGATAATAGTATAATCTCTCCATGAATATGAATTATAAACTTTTATTATAAAATGAAGTTAAGAAGTGTATATAAATAATATTGATATTGGTATTGGTATTGGTATTGGTATTGATATTGGTATTGATATTGGTATTGATATTGGTTATACGTGATACAATTTTTATTTATTCACCCTCATCATTAGACGTTTTGTCTGTTTCATTTTATTCTTATTTATCTTTTTATTTTTTCTACTCAATAGTAATGCCTTACTTGTATGTTTACAACCTTCTTCTAATAAATGATTATCTATTACTGATGATGGACCACCTGTAATTGCACTTGCTAATCTTGCATACCCCCATGAATGTGCTGTTTGATTCGGACGTGATCCTGATGAATAATATGCTCCCTGACCTTTTTCATGAATTTTTTGTAAAGAAGATAATGAACATTGTGTCTTTTTAGATAATTCTTTACTTGGTCTTATTTTTTTCACATTATATAATTTCATCGCATTCTTTATATGATTTGATTTTTTACTTTTAAATGAACGCAGTTTTTTACGTGTATAATATTTCCCGTTTTTGTATTTATCTCTCGACATATTTAATTCTGATTTGTATTTTTGTTTATCATACTCTGTTAATACATCTGGTAAATATCGTTTAGGAACACTTATTCTTTTTGTTTTATTTTTACCTTTTATTTTGATTTTATTACCATTTTGTTTTTTCGTTTTATTAGTATTTTTTCTTATTCTTTTTGTTTTATTTTTATTACTATTTTTCATATTATTTCTAAATTATATTATATACGATATTATATTATATAACATATTATTATATAACATATTATTATATAGTATATTATTATATAGTATATTATTCATGGCTGGAGGTTTATTCGGACGACCTTTTGCATTTAATATAAAATGCATTATATTTTCATTAATTATTATTTCACTATTCTTCTTTAAACCGAATATTAAAAATAATTATATTGCATATGGAATTAGTTTCCTATTATTTGTAGTATCTTATGTTGCTATGGCTTGGTATGATAGTATATATAATTGTGATATTCTTCCACTTAAAAAAGGAAGTTCCAGTTTTCAACGATTTCTTAAACCTAAATCACATACAAATAGAAAACAAGAAGAACATTTAGAAACATCTTATGAAAAATCATTAAAATATAAATTAATATATGTAGCACATATTCTTTTTATTGTACCCTTATTGGCATATGTTGTATATTATGGAAAAAAAACTCCTAAAAATGTATTTGTAGTTGTAGGTGTAGTAACCGCTTTTACACTTGTATATCACGGAGTTCATTTAATGTATAGTATGCACTAATATTTATTTTATTTTATATTATAATTTATATTTATTCATAAAAACATAAATTATAAAAAATAATATATTAAAGTTTATATACCTAATGTTGTTTGATTTGTTGTAGTTCTTTATTTAATGTTGATACTTCATTCGTAATTCATGATTAGGATTTACGGAAAAATATCATATATAATTTAATATTTTCCTGTCTCGTCTATATGCTTTTGCTATTCTATTCTCTGGATCCAATGACTCAAAAAACATATTATGTATTTTTATAATTCCATAATTTTTAAATACTATATTATATAAACATTCACCATTATAATTCACATATTTTACCTTTTTATATTTATCCACCAGTTTATACGATTCTATCAATGTATTATTCATATATACACAATGTTTCTTTGATACATATGTATCTCTATCCGGTATATTTTTACCTAATGCATTTTTCCTTATACATACTATTTTCTTGTCATCATATATGGTTTTTGTAACGAATTCTATTTTTCTACCATCTATTGTATGTTTTTTATGGTCTAAGTGTTTTATTTTTATTGTTCCTTGGTCTGTCTTTACCATAGTATCACCTATGAAACAAACATCAGCCTTTAATTGTGTATTTTCAGCATTTACACTACCAAATGTAATTTTAAACCGTTTATTTTCACTCACTATATCAAAATTATATAAATATGTGCTTGATGGATTTATAATTGTTAATGTTTCTAATGTATTTATACCATTTTTTTTTTCAAGTTGATAATCCGTATCATTTATTTTTTTTAATTTTACATGTAAATTTATATTTTTATCTTCATTAATATAATAATATAACATAGATTGTCCTACTTCTAAATCAGTTGTAACTACATTACCCGAATCATCAATTTCTGGATCATATAAATTTACAGAAATATCATGTGAAATATCTCTTGGTGGAATAACATATACTACATTTTTTATTGATGATAATTCATTTTCTTTTCCAAAGTCTGTGGGTTTTCCAACAATATATTTCACATTATCTCTAAACTGATTATTATTTTTATCATCTAATTTGACTTGTATCTGTTCATTAATTTTTTCAATCATTTCACGATAGAATAATTTTCGATACAATTCTTTTTCTCGTTTGTTTACAATTGCATTGAATATAATTCGTCTTTTTTCAATAGATTCTGTATTATTATCCGACAATTTAATTTTTTTGGGTATTCGATACGATGAATCTACTATATTATTAATTATAATATTCTTCACGTCTCTAGTAGTATTTATTATGTCTGAATCATTACGATTATTAATTGCTTTATTGAATCGCATTTTATTTATATGGAATGTATCTTTTGTATTTATATAATTTAATCCATCTGAAAATTTAGTGGTCTCGGAAAAAATAGAATCCGTTAAATCCGCATTGGATAAATCAGCACTCGTAAAATCAGCACCAGTTAAATCAGATGATGTAAAATCAACATTATTCAATGTAGAAGAATTAAATTTTGAATTTGTTAAATTTGTATTTGATAAACCTACAAATACTAAGTCAGACAATGTAAAATCAGCACCAGTTAAATCAGATGATGTAAAATCAACATTATTCAATGTAGAAGAATTAAATTTTGAATTTGTTAAATTTGTATTTGATAAACCTACAATGGTCATTAATGCATTTGTAAAATCAGCACCAGTTAAATCAGATGATGTAAAATCAACATTATTCAATGTAGAAGAATTAAATTTTGAATTTGTTAAATTTGTATTTGATAAACCTACATTTATTAAGTCAGACAATGTAAAATCAACATTATTCAAAGTAGCATTTATAAAATCGGTTTTATATATATAGGATCCGGATAGATTAACATCAGTTAAATCAGAGGATGTAAAATCAACATTGTTCAATGTAGAAGAATTAAATTTTGAATTTGTTAAATTTGTATTTGATAAACCTACATTTGTCATTAATGCATTTATAAAATCAGAACCAGATAAATCGATATCACTAAAACTAATATCATTTAATATAGCACTATTTAAATCTGTAATACTCATTATATATAATATATATTAGTAAAATAGTTATATTCCTAAATATTATTTAATCATATTATATTTTTATTATGTAATTCTAAATACTATCTTATCCTTATATATTAATTATTTGAAATACGTCGTTTATTTGATGAAATATACATCTGTGCTACTTTATTCTTTGGATGTAATGATTCAAAATACATATTATGTATTTTTATGATTCCATGATAATCAAATACTATATTATACAAATATTCTCCTTTATATTTCACAAACTTCACATTCTTGTATTTCTTTACTAAATCACGTGCTTCTACTAATTTATTATCCATATATATACTGTGTTTTTGTGATACATATATATCTTTACTTGGTACATTTTTACTTATTGCATTTTTTTGGATACATACTATTTTATCTGTATTATATTTTGTTTTTGTAATTG